AAGCAAAAGAGGAACTAAAAGATGCCTGAAGTTGTGCTTCCAGAAGAAGATAAGACACCTAAAGCAGGTAGTGGTGCTGCCCCAGAGCATAATATACCTGCACCTCCTGAGAATCGTCCATTAGAGATGAAAGACTACCAAGCAATAGGAGTGTTTGAAAATGCTATGCCTAAAGATATATGTAAAGCAGTGATAGCTTCTTTTGATCAATGGTACTCAAGAAAATATATTGTAAACGATTCTGTCAAACATACCACTATGGCAACAAGTGAGAAAGGAGATGATATAGTTAGTTCAATTGACACTGGTTTTGCAGGTGAAAAACAATTTCCTCAAGGAAGTTTAGGAAGAAAAGATACACAATTATTTTTAGAAACACATGATAAAGCAATGGCACTCGCTCTTGCTGGATGGTTGGGTGATTGTTTCAAAATTTACACAGATCATTACAAGGGAATTGTACAGGGTGATCCCTTATCATCAACAACATATAAAATTCAAAAGACTCCACCTGGCGGAGGTTATCATGTGTGGCATTGTGAAGATAGTGGATTTTTATATCGAGATAGAGTGCTGACATGGATGGTTTACTTAAACGACATACCATTAGGTAATGGTGGAGCAACAGATTTTTTATATCAAAAGATGTCATTACAACCAACAGCAGGGACTATAGTTTTTTGGCCAGCAGCATTCACTCATATGCATAGGGGTGCATTCTTGACAGGTGACATTGATAAGTATATTGCAACAGGTTGGTTCAATAGAGAAGCACCTCCAAATGTATGATAATTTTTACCACTAATATAAACGCTTACGATAACATCCCCGATCATTACTATGATGGGGATGTAAAGTATGTGATGTTTTATGATAAACCAATAGAGAAAAAAGGTAATTGGGAATTTATCAAGTTAGATTGTAAATATGATCATCCTGTTTTGAATGCTTATCATACTAGATGTAATTCACACCTATGGTTTGATGAACCACATGTGTGGATAGATGGTTGTTATACTATGACTGAAAAGTTTGTAAAAAACTCTAAAGAATTTTTAGAGAAGAATGAAATAACTTTGATGCATCACCCTGACAAGAGAACATTTCTAAGGGAGATTATGAAATTGTTTAGGTGTGATTTTGTACCAGAAAATCGTCTCATAAAATTTTGCAATGATTTACACGACATAGGATTTGATGCAGAGTTCATGGATCATACAATCAACTGTTGTTTATGGAGAAATAATACATCAAAGGTAAAGGAATGGAATGAGAGATATTGGTATTGGTATGAACACTATGGATTATTTCATGGTTGTCAAATCACCAGTGCTATCGCTGAGTGGGAAGTGTATGGTAAATTACTGCCGAGAGTTGATCTGCAGGTAGATCTATTCAAATCTACAAGGGCAAAATCCTATCCACACTCTTACGATTTTACAACTCATAAAAACGAGGAAGAATTTAAGAAGAAAATATGCAATATTATGAACCTACCTGTCAGAGATAACTTACCATATTATTCTGGAGAAGATATTGATGGGCAACTAATTGTGTACACATGTATAACAAATGGACATGATGCACCATCAGCACATAGTTATTTTGATCCTGATGTAAGGTATGTTTGTTTTCATGATGGTATGGTGGATAAGACTGTAAAGGGATGGGAATATATTGAATTGGATTTAGACATAGAAGATCCGAGAGACTATGCATATTATGTAAAAGCACATCCACATGAATTTTTTCCTGAGAATTCATACACTGTTTGGATTGATGGGTGTTTTGTTCTAACAAAAAATTTCATAGAAAATAGCATGAGGTCATTTCCATTCAGTGTGCTCAGACATGGTGGTAAGTTTTCATATTATGATGAGATGTTGGAGGGATTTACTTGTGCATTTTTTGGATATGATGACGCTGTAAATCTTTCTAAGTCACTAAAAGAATCTGGATATAATTTCAAAGATTATTCAAGTCCACAATGCACAATATTGTGGAGAAAGTTGACTGATGACATTAGGATATTCAATGAGACATGGTACAAGTGGGGAAGTCGTGGGTATAATCGTGACAACATTCCATTCGACGCATCAATACAATTGACAGGGATCAAACCAAAATTTTATGATAACAGGGATGATAGTGGTATAGATTTAGGTTTCTTCAACAAGGTAGGTCGTAAGAAAAAACATCCGCAACACGGAGATAAAAAACAATATCTTATGAAGGATGAATTTATAGATGATCTTCAAAAGATTGCAGGTCTTTCTAAATTTTATGCCATATATACTGGGCATGATTTTTACATGAAGTACTTTGATATAATATGATAATATATACTTGCTTGACTAACAATTATGTTTCTCTCCCAACTCACATGCCAACTGGTGCTGAGTATTATGTGTTTGGTGTTGATGATCCACCAGCACCATGGAAATCATTGCCTAATCCGAAGCATATAGAAGATCCAATAAGACTGTCAAGATACCATAAGATATATTGCCCATTTGATGAAAGTGTATATGTCGATGCATCTAAATTACATTTACTCAACGATAGTTTCATTGAGATAAGTGAACATATACTAAACAATCATGACTTCTTTGTGATGCAACATCCTCATAAACATACTTACCTAGAAGAGTGTGCTGAATATGTGAGTAATGGGTGGGTGGATGAAGAGACGCTTATAAAATTCACAGAAGAGGTAAAAGAAACTGATTTTAATTTCACAAAAACTTTCTCCCCTTTATGTACGATATTGTATAGGAGAAATCAGTGGCATTTCAATGACCTATGGTGGGACTGGTATACTAAGGGTGGGATAAGAGATCAATTGTCTTTCTCAGTGGCATTACAATTATCAAAAGTAAAATTTGTACATGAGGAAGCAAGAACATTTTTGAATCAATTTACAAATGCTGAACCCGACGGAGTATGGTGGGATAATCGAGCAGGTGATTATTCGTACACAGAAAAAAAGAATCCTGACGAGTTGGTGAATATATTATCTAAGATAACTGGACTTAGTAAATCAATGAGATATAGAGCAGCAAGATTGAAGAGCACAGGTCAACTCATACTTGGTGATAGGTCAAAGTATTTTATAAAGAACGATCCAGTTTTGGAGGTTCTAAGTGGATTCTAATTACATCATATACACATGTATTACAAATGGTTATGATGAGATACCTAATGAACATTATTATGATCCAGAAATAAAATATGTTTGTTTTACTGATGGTAGTATAGAGCATAAAGAACCTTGGGAGTTCAGAGATATTCCAATAAATCATGAGTGTCCTAGAAGATTATCTGCATATCCAAAGATCAATCCACACAAATTATTCCCAGTAGGATCAAAAGTTGCATGGATAGACGGGTGCTATGTGATGACAAAAAAATATGCAGAAGAAACAAAAAGGATTTTGAACACACATCCATTTTCAATCATGAGACACACTGAGAAATTCACATTCTATGATGAGATACTAGAGGGTTATCTTGGTAACATGAATACATGGAATCAGCAGGTTGAGATAACAAAAGCTCTCAAAGAGACTGGATACGTTTTTAGAAATTATTGTAGTCCTGTTCTTGGTAGTTTTTGGAGAGTGATAACTGAAGATTTATTTGATTTCCATGATATGTGGTGGAAGTACTCTTTGATAGGACCTAATAGAGATCAAATGTCATTTGATTGTGCAAGACAATATTACAAGGTTGATCTTAATATAATTGAAGATGGTTGGTTGGGAGGAAATTCGAGGACACCTGGTTCTCTTGGTGTACTATTTGGAGCACAAGGAAAATATTATAGAAAAAAATTGCATCCACAAGCAGGTACTTTTGATTCATCAAGCACATATGAGGAGATGTGTAAGAGAGGTGATGAGTTGCTTAGATATCTTTTTACTATAACAAGATTACATCCAAAATTATATAAAAGATTTGACCATATAAATTGGATGAAAATGAATGTATTGAATCCATCTTTACCAAAGAGTTGACAAAAGTGTAAATTTTTGTTACTATAAATAATACGGAGTGACTTTTGTTTTCACTCGACTCCCCGTAAACCAAGACCTATAGGGAGTATAAACCACGTC